AAGAAAGGATTAAAAAACTACTAGAGGGTTAAATTTCACATCCGTTAGCTGTACAAGCCAACTCTTGACTACCTTCTGTCATATCAGCTTCTTCTTTTATATCCCAATCAATTTCATTGGGAAAGTTTTTAACCCATTTAGAATATTCTTTATTGTCTATAGGTTGGTATGGAGCTTGTGCAAAAGAACCTCCAGAATAAGGAAGAAAACTAATACCAGATACTTTATCAAACTTGTTATAAAGCCATTGTCCCACTTCTAGGAACTCGTGATCTCTATAATAACAAGTCATAGATGGTTTATGTTCACACCATTCATCCTGGTATATTTCCCATAGTTCTAACTGTTCTATAGCTCCCATATCTGAGGCTGTTACAGCCCCTTTAGGAGAAGCTATAGGGAAACTAAATACCCTAGTACTAGGTGAAGTTATATCGTTCTCTACAGGAACCCCTGCATTCTCTAGTACAGTACAAAGAGGATCACGGGAGTCTGCTCTTACAGTTCTAATGTATTTATCCGAATATCTTGGATGTATACCTGAAGCACTATTAACTAACTGACTTACTGTACCAGAAGGCTTTACTGCTGTAATTGCAGTTGATTGTTCTACACCTACTTTTGATGCCCATGTTTTGTTAGTTTTAATGGCCTCTTCTTTCATACTTTTTAACCATTTTTTTAATTCTTTTTTATCTTTCCTTCCTGATAATAAAGGATGATCCATAATACCTGTAAGAGACACACCCAATAAAGCTTCTTCTTCTGTGTTTCTTTTCCATACAGTTCTTAAATACCTAAAATCTGTCAAGGAAGCTTGTAAAGTTCCAAGGATAGTCGCAATCCGTATTTTTCGTTTGAGGTTTGGCAAGGTATCGTTTTCCCTGACAACAACCTCCGATAAATTACAAAATTGGTAGGGTCTGAGGATAATTTCGCTGCATGGATTAGTCCCAAAATCATAGGAAATATCTCGTCGCTCGTTTCTTGCAGCCTGTTTTTGACTAGCCACTCTAGAAAATACGCCTCGCTCTCCTGATTGTGATTCATACAAAGAAGTCCATTCATTTAAAAAAGCTTGGAAGTCTGGTTTTTCTGTATAACAAGCACTGTTATTAGCTAAACCTCGCTGTTCATTTTCTATCCACCATTGCCCATGCTTACATCTTCTAATTCTGTCATCTGTGAGGTTGCTGAGACTAATAAGTGCTGATCTTCTAACTCCTCCAACGACGACGATTTGAGCAATTTTGCAGCAAAGATCGTGACATTCGATTGAGCTAAGTTTTCTTCCAGCAGAGTTTTTAAATAACTCAACTGTGAACCTGAATAGCTGTAGCAAAGGTTCCGAACCTGATGCTCTACCTCCAAAAATGCGCAACGGGGAACCAGCAGCCCGTACTTTGCTAGTGTCCCATTTGGGAATTTGACCTGAATATAACAACGATACCAATTCCCTAAACGATTTTGCCCATCCAATCTTTGAATCTGCCACATGAATAACTGTGTCTGTTTCATGGAACTCCTCGGCTATTTCAGGCAACTCATTTATATATTGCCTTTCTACACTAAAACCTACTCCAGTACCACACATAAGGACATACATCATTTCATCAAATGCTTTAGGGTGGTCTATAGGAAGATAGCTACAGTTAAATCCAGCTACATTGTCCCTATCTAATGCTTCACCAGCAGTCATTAAAGCTCTCATAGAAGGCATAACTTCTAAATTATATATAGCTGATGATATTTCATCTGCTATAGAATCGTCTATTAAATCTTTTTCTTGCCAGTAAGAAACATAACGATTAACTGTTTCCATCCAGTTTTCTCTACGTTGTTTTTCTGGTAAATATCTAGCGTACCTAGATTTGTGTATGTATTGTTGGTAAGCATCCATCTATATTAATCCCCCTTTTATCTGTTTCTTTCATGTTCCACTTCTGCTATTAACCACTCTAAGTAAACACCGGCTTTACGTAGGTCTTCTACGCCATTCTTGTAACTATAACGATGCAAATATTTCATCACATTCCCGGCACAATAGTGTTTAAAATCTTTCCCAAGTTGCTGTTTAATGTAATCAATAGCTTCAATACCACCTTTGTTATAATGAGATGGTTTGTTTACAGGATCAAATATACGATTAGAAGTTTCTTTTTTGTTAGGATAACCAGTAAACATTTGGCCTGTTACAGTTTTAGGCTTGTGTATATTATCCCATTCTTCAGGTGTTGCATCGTTAAGAGATTTTTTCAAGGTCTTCCTCCTCTAAATCAAATTTCCAACTGTGTATATTTACTTTATCAGAAAACCTTTCTACTAATTGTTCAGATGTAATTTCTAAAGCTTCCATTATAGTTACTTCATCGTAACGTGAAGCTATACGCTCTAGAAGTTCATCAAGTGTTAGCACCGTATTTTCTCCTAAGATATGTCATAGAAACTGGCATTTCATCAAATGTACCATTATCTACTTCATTAAATACCCACAATCCAGACCAGGAACCATTAGTCTGAGGGTTTAAATAATCTTCATTGTGTTGGTAAAATATTCCTGCAAATAAAGCAGTCATTCTACGTCCTTGTGCATCTCTATCAAAAGCTATATCTCTATCTTGAACATGTCCCATAATACAAGACATATGCTTCTTTTGTAGTAAGAGTTTTGCATTAGTTACTGCCCTTCCCATAACTCCACTAGTAAAAAAATGACAGTAAGCAATACCATCTATTATAACAGGCTGTAAATAAGGGTGTACTTCCCATCCACGCAAATTTAGGTCATCATAACTCATCAGACCTTCTAATTTAGCATCGTTTTCTATTGCACGTTCAATTCTATTTTCATGGTTTCCCAGAGTAAACACAAGTCTAGGTTTCCATACTTTTTTCTTGTTAGTCCTTAAACGTTTTTGTTCTGCTCTTATACAATCTGTAAAAACTTTCATGGCTTTGTTACCAGATTCTACATCAGCAGAATAACGCCTACCTTCAAATGATTTTTTACCTACATCATAAGAAGACAAAGAAGGCATATCCCAATGATCCCCTAAATGAACAATCACGTTAGGTTTCATAGCAACAGCATATCTTCCTGCCCAGTACATATGCTCAATAGGACAATCGGGTTTAATTTGTGTATCAGGTATAATTAAATGTCTAGTCACCTTCTCCATCCTTTAGGAACTGTGTCGATTGTGTACCATTTAAACCCTTTTTTATCTGCCCATTCTGCCATTGTATATCTTGTTCCATCTTTTCTTTTTCTACTTCCTGGCATGGGGGTTGTTGGTCTTTGGAACAAAAATACCAGTTTCTCCTTTGACGTAAGCTTCTCTGCAACGTAGACATATTTTCTAGCCTCTTCAGATGTTCTAAACCTACCTTTAACTTCTATTAAAATCCTCCATCCGTTACATCTGTAAACAAAATCAGGTTCATAGGTTTTAGGTATTTTATATTTTATTCTATCAGAAGGATGGTACTCGCAGTTAAGAGCTTTATATACTTCTTCTTCAAATTTAGAATCAAAACGCAGATGGTTTTTCATATTTATCATCTTGTGAGCGCAACAAATAAAGAAGATTTAGGCTTTCTAGTAACCTATCTTCATCTAAATCATTATCCCAGTAATGAGTAAGACAAGTGCTGTAACACTCCCATTCATTTACACAAGGATTTATAATTTTTTCTGCTTTTTTTACACCAATACCATATATTCCTGGTATGTTATCAACACGATCCCCCATTAAAGCCTGTTTATATAACCATTTTATAGCATCATCTTTATTATTTTCATGTATTATTTTTTTAGAAAAGTCATACATAGGACAAGACAATTGTTTAAAATCTTTATCTAAAGAGCATATTATAGCTTTGTTATCTAGTTCTGTAGCTTTTATAGCTATAGCGTCATCTGCTTCCATTCCGTTAACAATTTGTGCATTCCATTCATCTACCATGAAATCACGCAAAAGTTTTTTATGAGTAGGTTGGTTTTTAGAAGGACGATTACCTTTGTAGGGTAAAGTAGTGGCAATTTCATCTCTAAAATTGCCTTTACCTGTTAGATAAACAATGCTGGACATATAATGAA